GGATATAAACCTGTCCGTTCTGGGGATTTATCCATCCCTTGCCTATGTCATTATCGGCAGGTTCGCCTATTGAAAAATCGAATAATCTTGGCACATCATCCTCCCGCGAAAGGTACCCAAGTCCCAAGTAGATAAATAAAAGCCTGATTGATTGATTCCTTAATCCAGATCCAACCGGGTCCGGGACTTTCTGGCTCTGCTTCTTGGATTACCACAGTATAATAATATGTGGCCATCAGATGCTCCTCTGGATTTTTACTTTGTCGTGTATTTTCTTGCTTATCACATCTGCCAGATAATCTGCCTGTGCATCATCGAGTATTGTGTTGCCAGTCACAAGGACGCTTATGGTCGGTCCCGCCCCTATGCTCTCCCGGCCGCCGAACCTCTCTCCACCAAGGGCCTGGACCAGGACGGGCTTGCCTATCGGTCCGGGGACTATGCCGGGCATGTCAAAGGATTTTATCGCCCTCAGTCCTGCTATGCCTACTGCCGCGGCTGCGATCACTGCTCCTATTTGGTAAGCTGCAAATCCCCATGTCACTGTCGCGTTCATTATCGCTTTGGAGAGAGCCTTTAACTTCGCGACAATAATTTCCTGTATCGATTCAAGAACGAACTGCCTCAGTCTCTCCTTCAGGGCTTCCTTGAATGCCGCCGTTCCCGACTTCCAGGTCAGCTTCTCGACATCGGCGACTTTCTGAACGCCCGATATTACTGAGTCAGCCCATTTCTGCGCCCCTTCCATCATCTTTGCAACCTTGTCGCCTTCTATCTTCAGGATGGCCTTGGCATAGGCCTTATAGGCTTTTGTATCGGCAGCATAAGCCATCTGGGAGGCTTCCAGCCTTATCCGTTGCTGGTCCAAAGTTAGATTGGTCATGTCGAGGGTCTGTTGAATATCGGCTTGAACCGATTCCTGCTGTGACTTCCAGAGTTCCTCGGCCTTGGCCTTTGCCGCCTCGATTTCCTTTTTGTCTTCTGCCTCCTGTATTAGCCGTAGCCTCTCCGCCAATTCTGCCTTACGGGCTGCCCGCCGTTCAGCCATTTCCGCTTCCAAATCTTCTTTTTTCTTCCCGGTCTCTGTAACGGTTGCCACTTCTTTAATTGAGAGCGTATTCAATAAGGCGCCATATTTCGAGACTTTGTCCTCGAGGTCGCTCCATCCTTTTTTCGTAATTGTCAAGCGGCCATCTTCTGTCACTCCAAATATTTTTATTGCACTTTTGGCTATATCAAGAGCGCCTACTACGCCCAGGGCACTTCTTGCCATAAAAAGTAAAGTTTTGGCAAATTCGTCCGTGATTCCTTTTGTGTCCTTAGTTCGGCCCATCCAACCTTCAAGGAGAGGAAGCACCTTAACTTCCACAACATCCATAAGTTCTTCCACTATGGGAATCACTTTGAAGCCGACCTGCTCTACAAGGTCGCCCCATCGGTTCTTCATCTGTTCTATCTTACCGAGGTATGTCTCAGCCTGGGCTTTAGCTGCGCCGCCAAAGAGTTTGCTAATATTCTCAGATGCCATGTTTAACCGCTCAGTGGATCCCACAGCGCCTTCGACGGTGATGCCGTATCTTGTCAGGGCATTTGTGCTGCTTCCTACGGATTTAGCTACAAGGTCCCCTGCGGCTTTCAGATCCATTCCCTTGGCTGCCGCGAGGTCTAATGTCGCTGCAGTCAGTTTATCCAGCATCTCGCCTTCAACACCAAAATTTGTTAGCATCTTCTGGACACCGAGTATTGCCTCGTCTCCATAGGTAGTCATTTTTTGAAGGGATGATGCGTATTCGAGGTTGTGTCGGTGGGCTTCTTCTGTGTAGGTTCCCGCGACCTTCATTGCTTCGCCGAGTGTATATTCGGCCTGCTGCTGGACTCCGGCTGCCTTGGCTGCCTTCAGAGCTGCATAGGTCACTGCCGCCCCCATGGCCGCCCCGGCCAGAGCCATCTGCTTGAACTGGGCGCTGTTCTGCTTGACCCAGCCGCTGAGCTTTTGCATCTGATTCTTTGCGTCGGTCATACCTTTGGGGTCGAACTTCGACGCTATTTTTACGAAAAGTCCGCCGATTTCTGCCATCTTATGCCTTCCCCTGCTTCTTGATTGTCCGTCCCAGCCCGAGTGCTCCCAGAGTCCCCTCGGCGATTATTATTCGTTCTTCCTTTTCCTTCTCTGCCCCTTCCATAGTGCCAATGACCTTTTCCGGGTCGATTCCCCTCATCGCAAGTTGTATCCTCAATTCGTCCAGCCTGTGCCTTTCAATCTCCTCATATATCATCATCACCCATTCGGCCGTATGGTCGAGTAATTCCTCGACTGTATAGGGTAGCGAGGAGGCTATCCTGACAAGGATGGTCAGGAGATCTTCTTCTGTACCGCCCTGACCATCCTTTGCACATTTTTTAGGATCTTCCCGAAATCGTTCCTCTCGCAGACTGCCGCAAGGACTTCCGTGGTCACCACGAGATTGAGATTCTGCCTCAGGAATGCCTCGTCTTTCTCATCCAGAAATATGCCAACCACCTTTATGGCCTCGTCCTCAGTTAGAAACTCGAAAAAGCTGATAAGGTCTTCCAAATTAGTCTCGCCCTGTTGAAGCTTCGCAAGGTCTTCAGTGCCGAGTCTCACTAATACCCTCATGGCTTCCTTGAGGAGTTGAATTGTCTGGATTATCGAAAGGCCACCTATTTTATAGCTCTTTTTCCCTACGACAACCTTGATGTGTTCAGGCACCAGGTTATCGAGGATTTCCTTCTTACCCATAAATCCTCCTGAATTTTACGCTGCGCTGAACTGCTCTATCTTGACTGCTGCCAGATGATTACCGGCCGCATCCTTCAATCCCGTAGTTACTATTGCCTGGAATTCGTCAAGGTTAGTCCAGCTATCATCGGGCGTGAAAGTAATCTGCTTCAGCGTTGCGTTGTAGACTATTGAACCTGCTACGAGTGCCGCAGTCGCCGGGACTGTGGTGTTGATAATCATAATGGTTGCATTGCCCTCGTTGCCGTAAACGATTGAACTTTCGTCCATCTCGTTTGCTTCGGCAATGTCCCATACCACTACCCCTTTGGTGCCTTGCGCGACTGTTCCACCATCAAGCGGAGTACTCAATGCGATAGTCGGTGGAGTCGTGTCAGCGGGAGTATCCTCAATCTGACCGTAGCGTTCTTTGGCTGCCTTGGTCGTGTCTTCCAAGACTGTAAGTTCAAGCTCTACTATGGTCTTCTCGCCCTTCTTATAGGAATGAGGTGCTGAACCGACCGACGCGACTTTGTGAAGGGTAATCTTCCTGGTTCCCCCTCCCGGTCCGGCCCCGTTGATGTAAATGGTGCGGAATGTAACTGTGTCGTCTCCACCAAACTTGAACAATGTGCCACCGGTAATTGCCGTTGCGGGATAATCAAAGGCTATGGCCAGATTTGCCAAAGTTATCTCGGCCATGGCGCATTTGATAGTCATCTTCTCGCCGATCTTCTTCAGGCCCACTACGCCCTGCCACGCATCTGCCTTGACCTCGTAGTATTCCCGGGGGGCCTCTACCCCGACTCCGCCCTCCAACGCGCCAATGTCCAAAGCAGCTCCTTCCGCCTGGCCATAAGTCCCGATCTTCATTGTGGCATTCTTAGCAATTAAGTTTAATACATCTGCCATGTTCTTTCCCTCCTTTATGCAACTTTCTTTTTATATGCGAACTCGTAAATTACGATCCGAACCCAATTCAATGTGTCCGGGTCTTGGAATTCCGAGCCGCCTGATCTTATTCCCGAATATATGAAAAAACTGGCCGAGGATATTGCCGTCGGCACAGTTCCCTTCCTTAATTCGTCGTTGATCTCCAGCAGGGTCTTGAGCCTATCGAGGATCTGGCCTGCATGCGAATAGCTGTCGTCGATAACCTGGATCTCAATGCTATCCCTGTCCAAGAGGTCCGAGAACATCGTCATCACCGGACTGACAGAATATAATATAAAGGGCACATTCTTCTGCTGCTCCTGGGTTGCCCTGATCGGATAAAATTTCTCAGACGGTATAGCCACCGAGGACTCGAGCAGAGATCCCAGTGATGTAATTCCCCCGGGTAGAATTCCCCAATCGGCTTTAAGATGGTTGATTATGTCCTGTTCTATCATTTTTTAGCCTTCGGATAATAAGCATCGGGCCAGTCAATATTCTTGTCTCCTGGAATAATATCGTCCAAATCGATATTCATTGTGACCGGGCCGACAAAATAGCGTTCATCCTTACACGCTTCTACTGCTTTCTCTTCTGAATCAAAAACACCCTGGAATGCCCATTCAAACCTATTCTCTAAGTTAATTTTGCCGACTATCCAAACTTTCATCCTGTTACCGCCTTCACTGCCCGCTTGAGCAGATTTGTGATGGTCTGTAAATTCTTGTTTAGCGCCGGTTTGAGATATGGCCTTTTTCTCATCTTACTCGTCCCGAACTCGAGGTATAGGCCATAATTTTTGGTATCCGGCTCTGTGCCTCCCCTTATTCCCACTCGGGCCTCTATATCGCCTCCAAGCCCCTTTTTCACCTCATGCGTGATGCTTGCCCGGAGCTTACCGGTCATCACTGCCGGTGGCTGCCCGGGCTCTGAAGGAGTATGGGGCGTCCCTGTGCCCCTCATAGACTTCTTGCAATCGCCCTCGACGAGGATGGCACTTCTTTTCAGAACATCCTCTATTTCCTGGGTTATTTTGTCGCCCTTGCCTTTGAGCTTGGCAATTATTTCCTTATCCCCGACGACTACTGCTGTTAGTTTCATTATTCCACTTTCTCCAATAGTAATTCGAGATGGCTATTATAGGATTTTCCCTGGATCATCGATACTAGCAGGATCGTATATTTTTCCCCTTCAACATCTATCCTGTGATCCTTGGTAGTAATCCGCAGTCCACTTCTGGCCCGCATAAACAGAATATGGCTCGCCTTCTCATATATCGATTGGGCTCCTACAGTCCGCCCTCCTCCCTTCGGCTCGAACCTGCACTTAACTGCTGAGGCCACTACGCCCCAATTATCGACTTGCTCACCGGCCGCATCATTGGTGGGCGTGTTCTCCTCTATATTGCATCGCTGATTGAGAAGGCCGTCAAAGGACATCTATTTTTCTCCATAAGTTCAAGCGTAATTTCAGGTCCGGGGGCAGCGCATCCTCCGAATAACTCACAGCATAGCCACCCATCTTTTCCGATTTCACACCATGCCTGTCCGGCTGATTATATCCGAGGTTGACCAGGGCGTTACAAATAGATTGGAGTTCTGATGGAATTGCTACAGCAAAATCATAGCCGGCATCATAAGTCACCTTGATGTTCTGGTAGCCCTTGATCCATTTGCCTGTACGGTAAATGTAACCGCCTGCGTGGTAGATCTTATAATAAGTACTGTCCACCAGGTCATCGGCTACATTAGGATATGTCCAATGGATAGTGGTCACGTTGATGATAGGAAAATTCCTGAGAAAAAGCATCATCGTCCCATTGCCGTCGTAGAGTTCGGCGGTATACGTAGTCTTTAGGAATCGGCGCTTACAATAGTTCTCCATAAAGTCCGTAGCCGCATTGATCAGGTCCTCAAGCAGCAGGTTGTCCGGGGCCATAAGGTCTTTTCTGTTAGCAAACAGCAGGCATGCTACCGCATCAGTCAAGGCCAGTTCAGAACTCGCCTGTGAGCCGTTGGCGA